GGAGAATTAAATGACCTTAGCCATGCAAAAGTTACAGGAGCGAATAGGAGCCGCTACAGATGGGTCTTTCGGCCCAAACACAGCGCGAGCCATTACAAAGCATTTTGGCCTCTCAGCGGAGCGTTCCGCGCATCTTCTGGGCCAAGCTTCACATGAAAGCGGTGGCTTTAAGCGTGTGTGCGAAAGTTTATATTATAGTTCCGCTGATAGGATTAGAAAAGTTTGGCCCTCGCGTTTTCGAACCGTAGAAGATGCCCAGCCATATGCAAGAAACCCGAAAGCTTTAGCCGATAAGGTTTACAGCAACAGGATGGGAAATGGCGAAAACGAAGGGAGCGTTTTCATAGGGCGAGGCTTCTTGCAACTTACGGGCAAGGATAACTATCGCTCTTTCGCTGCGGACATGAGGCTTCCAGAGGTCATGACAGATCCCTCACTGATAGAAACAGATTATGCGTTCGAAACCGCATACTGGTTTTTTGAGAAAAACAAGCTTTTTAAAATTGCAGATGATGGAGTAAACACTGATACAATCGAAAAAATAACGAAGCGGGTAAACGGCGGCTATCATGGACTGCAGGACCGCATGGATCAAACACATAAAATTTATAACTGGCTTACATGAAAACATCTATTGGACACGATGGGAACCTATCACAAGGGCAAATAACAAGGCTTGGGGGCTTGATTGCTTTGGTTTGTGGTCGGACCCCCTACGATCATATCCTCCAAGATTTAATCGAAAACGAATTTATTAATGTTGAGATAAACGAAAAAGGTCAAAGGGAACTGACACGATTGACCTCTATGGCGGGGCTTCGGCAAGAACATTACGCCACGACCCTAACAAAGCCTTGAACCTCTGAAATTTGTATGTAACTTACCCTTCGGGGCTGGCGCATAGGAAACCCTGTGACAGAGTGTGATGTTCTTGCTGGCCCCACGAAAAAACCCCCCAGATTTCTCTGAGGGGCTTTCCTCTTACCTAGCAAAAGCGAACGCAACTACCCGCAAAACAAAATTTACCACGTCATATCTAGCAACTTTGAGGTGACCAAACCCCTAGGATCATTTTGTTGACGTCAACAATATGAATTGTTTTTGATATAGACGCAAGAAAAAAATACCCCGCCACTTGGAAGGAGTAAGTGACGGGGGAAAGGGGAACCAACCAACCCCTCTCTACGCCGCTTGGGAGGACGCGGCGTCTCTTGCTAGTCGCCACTTGCGTTTGTAACTATTTACAATGCTGCGGCAACATCCCAATTCTGCCATAATTTCGTCCGTTGTCATACCTAATTCTAAACGCTCCAAGATCTTGGATCTAAAGCTGTCGGGCCTCCCTTGCTTGCCGCCCCTTTTTTGATGTTGTTTTTCTTCCTTTGATTTCTTCCAATTCGGATTTTCACCAAGCAAGCCTTTAGATTTAACGTGCTTCATATCTGACTTTGCCATTTCCATCATTTGAGCGGCAAGCAAGCTTTCATCCATAAATATTTTTTCCTTCTTTTTGTAATGATAGGGTGAATGATTTAAGTTCGCGCCTTGCGCGGTCCAGATCTTGTTTGACATTAGGGTGGGGATCTAAGCGGAAGCTTTCATCTTGTAGACGATCTACTGCCGCCCTTAGAAACCGTAAATGTGCGAGATCGTGGGGTGTAAGTTTCTTCATAATGTCTCCTCTGCATATTGGGCCACTCGATATTATGGCGCTTGGCAAAAATATTCAGATGTCCACGCTCCATGCCTAAGATCATAGCCGCTTTTGTTTGCGTGAAATTCATTTTGGCAAAAGATGCGACCAGATCAATCCTTTCCCTTTCATGCCGTGCATTCATTTCGGGCCAAGTTTCAAGTTTGGGCATCTTTATCTCCGTCGATGTAAAGTAGGTGTACGCCAGCCCTTCCGATCAGTTCGAGATTGTGGCGCCATACGGGGCTTGCATAGTCCGCATGATAATATAAAGCCCCATGCCCTAGCAGATTTCCGTTTAGAGCCTCACGCGCTTGCTCCTTCGCTCTGAGCCATGCTTGTGTATGCTTGGGTCGCTCTGGTTTTCCATCGCAGTAAAAAGAAAACTGGCAATCATGGGCTTTCGGCCCCTTATCTTGCTTGACCACCGCGCAAACATCATTCGGCCATCTTGGATCTTCGACGCGATTTAGAATAACCTCCGCGATTACCAATCCAGCATCCAAATCTGGTTCGCTTCTGGTTTCGTAATAGATTGCCATTGCAAGGCACATTGCTGTTCCAATCATTCGATCACATCCTTGATTGTAAATTCCAAATCGTGAACCTTACAGAATTGATAAACAGACTGGCGGCTCATTCCGAGCGCTCTTGCTGTTTGACTTGGAGTAAGGCCCATATCAATTTTTGATTGAAAGAGCGCCACGCGCTCCTCCTTTTGACGTTCAAGCATTTCGTTCCAATCGCCCATTATATCGCTCCATCATAATCTGTGAGTTGATCGAATTCCGAGAAATCTCTTTCAAGTTCTTCGGTCTTTTCCAACATGGCTTGTATAACCCTTACAGCGTTTTCCGCATCGCCAGATTTATGTGCTTTATCGAGCGCAACGGAGTTGGCGTCGATGTGTCTGGTTATGGCTTTGAAAAATTCGCTACGCATTTCGAAAAGCTTTGCAGCGGTTAAATCATTCTTCACGCTATCGTGAGAATTGGGCGTCCACTTGCAGTAGATTTCACGCATTCTTTTGAAATCTGAGTTTCTAAGGTGAAACGTGCGGATCGTTGTTGTTTTCTGGGTGAACATATCAAGCCCACCCCATGCTAACAGCGAAGATCCAGCCCAATGAGGCTGCACCGATTATTGTAAAAATGATTAGGTCTTGCTTCCAATTAGTCATCGGTAAGCTCCTCCACGCGGTTCATGTAGACAGCGAGCGCAACCGTCAAATCTTTGAGCGGTGCGTTCTCGGCGCACTCCTTAATTGTTGTCCAGTTGTGCGGTCTGCCATGTGGGTAAACTGCACTGTTTAAATGACCGATTGGCTGCATGGCTGCTTCGGATACGATTTCAGATTGAGGGCGCATTTGATCACCAGAGTTTTGGATCTTTGCGAACCGACCCAAAACGGGCAAAAGTATTTCAGCAATTTCATCAGGGGTGACGCGATTGACTGAAGCGGATTTTTCAAGCTTGTCGAGGGTCTCCCCAATAAGCTTAACACGATTACGATTGGTAGGGTTGTCGAACATAGTTTTACCTCCTATGCGTTGCAGATATGGGCCGAGCAGCCCAGTTGATTTATGGCATAAACCATTGTGCGGTTATCGCCAAAAGATGCGCCGTATTCTTTAGCTTCATCAAGTGCCTTGAATTCAGCGCGGGTCTTGATACCGCCAACTCTGCGCACAGCAGCAAAGTAGATGGCTTCGTTGAAGATCGTTTCTTCATATGATGTTTCGAATTTCATGATTAAGCCCATGCGTTTGATTTGAAAGAAACAGCAACCTCGCCATTGCGAGACAATTCGTTCAAGGCTTCCCATGCTCGCATTGTGCGACCATCTTCGACCTCGACCATTTGTTGCTCAACGCTATCTTGACCAGAATTAAAGAATTCGTCGCAAGAACAGAAAACAGTGACCCAAGCGCCGAAGCGTGTCGCGCTGCGCTGCATTACCAATTCGTTATTCTGATTTAAAACCTGTGTAGACATTTGATTTACCTCTTGTTGCTAGAAACAGACTAACAAATCCTTTTGTAGATGTAAATAGCTTATTTACAAAAAATTACATTAATAGAAAATAATGGGCCAGCTTCGGGAAAATCAAGGAAACTTAAAGCTGACCCATGCCCGATCACCCTATGGAGAAAGGCTCGGACTGCCAAGGTTGGGATGGCCAACTCTATACCCTCCCTACCGCACTCTTGGCTTACGGTGGATGTTATTTTTCACCCAGCAAAAAATATCGGGCGTATCTTGTGCCCCGTATTTCATTTTTTTCCATAGTGGTTTCAATTCGAAACCCATCGTCTTTAAGATCGGCGATACGAGCCGCTAATCTCGTGCAGCGAAAGTGCTGGATTGCCTCCCAAGATGAAAGGCCCTCCCTTGTATTTCGCAAGAAATTGAGAATTTGTTTTTTATGACTGTTTTCCATTTTTACCACCTGTCCGTTACCTTTTCGGCTGTTTCTAATTTTTCCCAAAAGAAATCTTCACCAAAATCTTCCATCAATTCTTTTGTAAGTCTTGGCGATAATTTCTGCGGCCTCTTTCCATGCCAAAGATGTGGCGTTGGATCGTCGCCTTCTTCGCAAACCAGAACATCAATTTCCCAAGCGCGAAAGCTTAGATTTACCCATGTCCAGTGTGTTGCTGTTGCTGACATTTTTTTTCTCCATAAAATGTGGGGGGATTTCTCCCCCCGTTTGAATTAAGCGGCTATCGCGTGCCAAGCTTTGCTTCTCATGGCTTTTGCAATCGCTTGTTCTCTATCGCGGGTCACACCCTCTGGAAGTTTGCTTTCTTGAGTGTGGCTTGCCCAATGTGTCAGGCAGTTGTACAGCGCCCACTTATTGCGACCCAGCGCTTCACATTCAGCGCCAAGCTGTTCGATCACTCGTGTGGCTTGCTTCTTATTGAAGGTTCCTTCTTCGACCTTAGATTTTGTAGGGACAACTTCTGTCTTGAAGAAATGGGCGGCTTGATCGAGATTGATCGGTGTCTTTCTGTATTCATCCCAGAGTTCTTTCTGGTTCATAAATATATCAAGACCCTTGGCAATGCGCTCGGCTTCACCAGTGACGTTTAGGTGCGTTGTGTGTCGCGCCCAAACCCGAGCGATTGTGTCGGCGCTTGTGCAACCATTCAAGCACCATAGGCGAAAACCATCTGTTTGATTTTGAAAAGCCCAAGACCCATCATAACTATTAAATGCTGTGGCTCGGAATTTCACATAATCGCCAACCTCTGGCTCAATCGTGACATCGTTGAATAAAACCTCAACCTTCAATTTGCGACCTTCGTCGAGGCAGTGAACATTGAAGTCGAAGTCTTGGCTCACGTTTGCTTTTTTGATCGCATCATATTGAGCATTTATTACGCTCTCGTTTGTAAGAAGCGTATAGCTGTTCTGGTGAACTTTCAGCAATTTACCAGTGTCTTTGCGAAATAAGCCCTTATAACCTGTTTCGCCATCGAACCCTTCGAAAGTGACGGGGCGTTCTTCGATACCAAAGCAAGCTGCGTCAATCGCGCTTTTATCTTCATCTTTGATTGCGTGTGTAAAATCTAGCATTGGTTTACCTCCATTTGTCGCTTGATATTTACAAGTCCTAAATGGGCACTTGGCAATCGTCAAGAAATATTTTACATAGTAGCAAAAAAAGGTGATTTGCCTTGTCTATACAATCGTGTGAATTTGTTGTGAGTGGTCAACCTGTTGGAAAAGGGCGACCTAGATTTACTAAAACGGGTCGTGTCTATACTCCGCAAAAGACCAAAGAATATGAAACTCGTGTGCGAAATTCGGCTTGGGCCGAGATGGCAAAGCAAAGGCTGAAACCATCAGAGCGGCGCATGAGCGTAATCGTGACATCATGTTTTGAAATCCCAAAGTCTTACAGCAAAAAACAGGTTTTGGAATGTCAGGCGGGCGTTCAAGTTCCCAAGCGTGTAGATTTGGACAATCTTATCAAATCAATCCTTGATGGGTGTAATGGAATTGTCTGGCACGACGATCAACAGGTTTGGCATATTTCAGCCTTCAAGCGATATGTTGATGTTGATCAAGAACCGCACACCAGAGTTAAAATTCAGTGGGATCAGGGATAGAATACGACCAATCTGGCCCATATTTCTCACGCCACAGTTTCGGCTCTCTATGCAGCGCTGTTTTGCTCTTATCGAACATTCCCTGATGATGACCTTCACAAAGAGGGATGCACGTCCTGTCGGCTCGTTTGTGAGTGCCGTGTCGATCATGGATGGGATGATGCGCTTGTGTGGGGCTTTGCTGCACTTCTCCGAAGGTTCTGCAAATAATACAATGCTGTTCTCTGATCCATTTTAGGAAAGAAATATCTTTTTTGTTCTTTGGGGTTTTAAGGCCGAGGGGTGGCCGCTTTGCAAGATTGGTCATAGATGGT